TTCCTTATAGGTTAGTTGCTATATGGTGGAGGATAGGTTTAATCATGCCGCTATACTTCCGAAGGTTTTCCATGTACCAGGTGTCCCTGCTGTTGTACAAATCCAACCGATAGTGCCACCTGCTGTTGGTGTGGTTCCATATATTATGTCACCTAGCTTATATGTTCCTGTAAGGCTGCCTATTCCTGTAGCACCATACATAATCGTAGGACTTAGCCTTTCATTAGCCAGACTGATGCTAGACCTTGTTATGGTGCTGGCTGGTGTATGGTCAGCCTCAACTATCGTTGAGTAGTTATTAAACGAAACTAACTTACCTTTGGTTTGATTCGGAGTAGAGTGCAACCACGTATCATCAAAGAATATATAGTTGACAGAATTCCCCATAATTTTTACATCATTGGCAGGAGATGAAGTCGATGCTATTTGAATATATATTCCTGTAGTAGATGTACATCCTAGTAACTGGTTGCCCATCACTATAGTTTCTGTGTGGTCTAGTGTGTTTGACCCTGCGACTATTTGAACAGGACTAGTTGCAGCCGTAGCAGATGTGTAATCAGCTACAAACCTCATAGTGTTATCTATAATACTAACTTTGTCACTATCAATAAAGTGTAACAGATATGCACCACCTGTTTTCTGTGTAATAGTATTATCCTTAATCACCACCCTCTCTACAAGCTGTGCCTCTATAGTCCAATCACTAAATGTATTCGCTTTTATAATAATATTTGAATTATTAGTAGTCAATGCAGATAGGGTATTCCATATTTTTATTTTACTTTTGTCTGTTACGTGACTACATCTAAAAACATTTCCTGTGTAGGTTATATTATCATTACCATCTCTAACAAAAACAGTCGAACCACCTGCCCTAGCGGTAGTAAAGATATTATTGGCAAAAGTAATATAACTACATCCATTCAATGCTGTTAATGCTAAACCCTTTTCAATGGTATCGGTAATAATGTTATTCGCTCCAATACAATTAGTACAACCTTCGAAATCTATCTGAGCATCCTCGAACAAGCTAATCTCACAACCAACTATTGAGCCGTCATCTGTGTTTGACATCCAAGCACCTGAATATACATCTGAAGCTATAATGTTATTAAAGCGAATGTTTTTAGACTCGTTCGAAATTGTTGACAAGTTAGTGTTAGCTGTGTTCTTCGGACTTCCACCATAACTCCACGCACCAAATCTTGCGTTATACACAATACAATTTGATGCAATAGCGTTCTCACAGAAAAGGAATTGCACACCTGACACACTTGATGTATCAGTATTACCTGTGGTGGCGTTATATGTAGTGTCTCCATACATTACGCAGTCTATCACTTTAATATCTTGTGCTTTATGTGCAGAAGTTACTTGTCCTGTATATATCCAAGATACTGCTACTTCATCGTGCCTGTTAAAACTAAAACCATCATAAGGCTCGAAGGCTGATATACCACATTCTGTGGCAGTTATCCCCTTAACAGTTACATTGGCACAGTCGTGTGTAGCATCTGACAAACCACCCACTGCAAAACATTTATTGTCAACACCTACAAAGGAGAGCCCTTCTACAATGTTGTTAGTAGTTGTTATTAACATCATATTAGAGTGGGTATTATCTGCGGCTGCTGTAGCTACTGTACATTTAATAATACCTACACCACTCACTTTTCCATTATCTGGTAGAGTTATACTATTCTCTGTTACTTTATACGTTCCTTCTGGGAAGTAAACTTCTTTTGCTGCATCCAAAGCAGCTTGAATTGAAGCAGTGTCATCCGTAACACCATCACCTACAGCCCCAAAGTCCTTAACTGACACAGTCTGTCTTAGCTTATCTTCTACTGGATAAGACACAGCCCCTACACCATCTTGTAAGAAGCCCACTAAAGAAGAACCAGTAGAAGCCCCTAAGTCACTGCGTAAAGTTGCACTTGCAGCACCTGTAGCGTCACTATCTGATATATCTACCAATCTAGCCCCAGAGGTACTGGAAGAAGGAGGGCCTACATTTAAAATCCCATTACCATTCATATCAAGACCAGCATTTAAGGCATTAGGGCCTGTGCCATCTCGACTAAGGGTATTCTCTAAAGCAGCCTCTAGGGTCTGGTTGTTAACATTGATCGCTGTATTAGAAGCAAACTCCGTAACAATATCATTTAAATTTAATTTTGCCACGTTTACTTCCTTCCGTAACTGGGGTAAGTGATGCCATTAGCAAGCTTCCAAGCCTCTTGGCTTAGTTTGCGTCTTTGAATAACTGCATTCATCTCTGCCTTTGGGTTTTGTGTTTGTTTACTATTTACAAATACAGTAGACTTTGCCTCATTAAGAAGGTACATGAACATCTGTACAGGCATGTCAGGGATAAAGTTATCTGAAATGGTAAACTCAATGTGTCTTTTACCAAAGGAACTACTCTTACTCTGTTGTAAAGTTGAATCAACTGCTAAATCGTACGAATCAAAAATAAGATGTACATCATCAAAAGATGTGTAATATTGAGGGGCTTTATTAGTAATGACATTAATGCTGACTCCTGAGTAATCTTGGACTACCTCAATAGTAGCTAAACTAGAGTCACGTGCGTTTACTAGATCTAAGAAGTCTTCTTGGGTCTTATACTTAATAGTTGTATACGCATCTTTAAGTGCATTAGCTTTACGAGTATTGTACTTAACCCACTTAACGGACTCAATAGTGTCAGCAATCTTCATATAGTTAGGCTTAGTAATATCACCTAGAGCTTCTAACTGAATAATATTATATTGATGTGGGTAATCCTTATTCTCAATAATATTATAGAAGGTTGTCTTAATTGTCTGAGCAATCGCTTGTGCTTCAATAGAGTCATTAATACTATTAATGGGATCACTCTCAAGGTCATTGAGAATATCTTGTACCATATCTAGAACAGTCATTTTAGCCATTTAATTATGCTCCGGCTGTGGCGTATAAAGTGTATCCGTACACTGTAGCGTTTGTAGTTATGCAATTTATTTTCGTCTCATAAAAGTCAGAAGTGTTTGTAACTGTATGAGCACAAATAGTAATAGTATTAAAGTCACCTGTTACAGTTGTTACAGCTATTTCAGAATGAGGAATTATAATCCCATTTTTATAAATAGCGACATGATATACACTATTGTTAGCACCTTTAAATGTAACGGTAGCAGTCAAAAGAGCTTTTCTATTGAGACCGCCTGTATATGTTAATTGAGAATTTACTACTTCATCGAACTCAACAGAGGTACCACTACCACTTGTAGTAGGGTTAATTTTCTCGTATGTACCAATGGTAGTTGTAGTATAAATTGGTGCTGCTAAATTAACCAAAGACACTAAGCCGCGAGCATTTAGGTTTTCCCAAGAAGCTGCGCCTGAAGACGTTGTAATATAAGATTTTCCACTACCTGTAGCCGTAGATAAACCTTTTGGTTCGTGTATATATGGATCTAAAATGTTTTCGTGGGCTATGTTTGCCATGTGTGTTTTCCTTTATAACTAAAAAGGGGAATAGGAGTAATTCCCACTCCCCCTCAAAGTATAGCTTACTTAACTAGTTTACACACCAGCCAAGATATAACGAACAAGCACTCGACCACGACCAGCAGTAGAAGTTGTAGCTACTACCAATTCACCAGCAGAGGTACCTACAGTCTTCTTAATCAAAGCACCAGTACCTGTGATAACAGCTCCACCAACAGCAGCGGCTGCTGCACTAGCTTGTGCTGCTGCAATCAAACCATCAGTATCAATAGCCACACCAGCACTAGTCTCCAAGCCTACTGTCAGAGATGCGTTGAAAGGTGTAATAACCTCAAGCAAAGCTTCTAGTACACGGGCATTCGCAGGAATAACATTCTGCAAATTAGTAGCACCTGAAGCAGGCAGATCATTGTAATCAAACGACCATGCGGCTGTTTTAATTACATCATCACTAGTAGTGCCACCAAACTTCTGGTCTGTTGTGCGAGGGCCGTAGTTATTAAGTACGTTACGCTTTGTGTTAAGTTCAAAACTCATTTTAACTCTCCTTAATTATTTAATATTAGTATGCGCTAGCAGATGACAAGATAACACCAAGAGTATCTAGACGCTGGGCACCAAAGCCATAACGAGAAGTAACTTGGAACTTATCACCACGATTGTCGCTATCACGCCAGCCTTCTGTTTTAGGTTGACGACGCCATGCGTGCATAATAGGTTTAGCATTATCATCAGCTACAGACATAAATACGTTAGCTACGTCACCAACAGCAGACGTTGTATTCGCCAAGTTGTAAGTAGATCCGTTAAGTGCCTCTGCCGCAGTACTAACAGACAAGAAGTTAGAAGTATATACATCGAAACCAAAGATGTTCTTAACGAACTTATGATCACGAGCAAAGCCTTCAGTAATAATACCTTCAAATTGAGGGTTATTACTTACGTTTACTAGATTAGTAATACTATTGAGAGAAGCCTCAACTACAGGATCAACAATAGCGATACGGCCACCAGCAGGTACATTAGCTTTATCAAAAGCTAGTTTCATACTAATGAAATCGGTAAGATCCATTGTACGTGTAGTTGCACCAGCACCACCAGCAATCCAACGATGAGGACGATTGTTAACTAGGTTAAGACCAGCTGCTTGAGATGAATTAGCAGAAGCTAAGAAATCACTTTCATACTTCTCACCCAAGGCACGAGTAGACTCAAGAGCACGCATAGCCATCAACGTATCAATTTGAGAACCATCTTCACGCAAGTCGTCAGATACACGCCAAGCATCGCCAACATAGTTAGTAATACCTAAAGTTACTGAACCAGTATCAATAGGATTAAATACTAGAGGAGTATCTTCTTGTGAATCTTGAAGAGTAACTGTACCAACAGTTTTAATGTTAAGAGTAGTACCAGAACCGAAGTCTGATACGTCACGATACATACCTGCTGGAAGCAAGTAATCGTGCATGTTATCCAAAATAAATTGGCTATATTGTTCAGCTTCTACGAAAGCTGTTGTATTACCTGTGAGTTGTGACATCTTTTTATTTCCTTTTAATTAAATTAATATTGTCTGCCTACTTTAATCCCAGCATTCTTCCATGCACCTACTAGGTCTTTAGTAGACCCACTAATTACACGAGCAGAAAGACTGGAATCTGGTGTGTTGCGATCCAAAGCTTCTGTATTAATAGAGCTGGTAAGTTTTGTTGCAAGTGGAGGGCTAGAGGGTTTGTCTATCCCAGCTAGTTTTAATACTGCATTGGGTGAAGAAGCAGCTAGTCTGTTCAAGTCTGAAACAGATAAGCCGGACTCGGATGCTACCTTAGTAAACATCTCATTCGCCTTGCTAGTATCCCCGAACGTGTTAACAAAAGTATCCACGACTTGTTTAACATTAGAGCTAGATACACTCTCCTGTTCCCTTAAGACTAGACTCTCTTGTACAATCTGAGAGACTTGCTCTTGGGTAAGCCCGCTACTATTAGTTACAGTTTCATTGGATGTATTTTCCATATAATTACTTTCCTTCAATTCAGCAAGAAGATCCTCGGTTGTTTTCCTTTTAGTAAGCTCTTCTTTTAAAGTCAGGAGCTCTTGTTCAAGGGTTGAAATGTGATTCTGTGCATGAGGAATAGATGCTAATGCCGCATCTTGTGTTGCATACTTCTTGCCTTCGCCTACAAAGTCAAATACTTCGGGTGGAAGTTCCGTCTTATTTGTGGCTGGTACTTCTACTACTGGGTTAGAGGTCTCTTCACCAGCAAATATAGTTTCTTCGGTTGTCAATTTTAAATGCCTTCCTGGTCAGGTATAAACAAATCGAGTTTAGTAAGAGCCTTTTGAAAGCCTAATTGAAATGCTTGGTACTCACTCCAACTAGACTTTTTAAAGTTATCGTCATCTAACATCTTACGATAAGATACTTCTTTTTGCTCTTGGATATACTCTTTTAAGATTAGTACAACTTCTTCTTTAGAATACTTAATAAAGTCTTTGCTTTTTAAAGATAAATTCATAATTCATTATATCATAATATAGTTAATTTGTCAAGAGGTTTCCTTATAGGTTAGTTGCTAT